TTCTCGCGAGCAACTTTGATATCTTCATGCAACTGAGAAAGCTCGGCTTTCAGATGCTTGGCAACAGCAGTAGTCATTTTTGAGGCACTTTCAGAAATAAATTTTTCTTTAAGTGCTTCTAGTTTTTCACGTGCTTCTGCAACAAGACGGACTTTTGTTTCAATAACATCTTTCTTATCTTCTGCAAATTCTGTGATTTCTCTGGCTAATGCTTTAACAACAAATTTTTCCATTTTTTCTAATGCAATTTTTTGCTGTTTGCGGTCTTCTCGAAGATCTTGAATTTCCTCGGCAAGTTTTTTAACCATAAACTTATCAAACTTTTTTGCCGATTCTTGCATTTTTGCGTTAAATTTAACGCGATCTTCTTCTAACTGAGATTTTTCAGATTTAACTGATTCAATTTCAGTTGTTAGACTTTCGGTTACCATGCGATCGATTGCTTCAACCATGTTTTGCTTATCATGTTCATAACGCTGGGCAAACTCCTCACGAAGTTCTGCACCAACTAATTCACGAGTTTCTGCTACTTTAGCTTCCCAAGCTTCTTGGATTTCTTCTTTAGCTTCTTCGTTTATCAGCTCGCTATCAAGCAATGGTTTAATTACATCTAGCATGCGATTCTCCTATATCTACTCGGCACCAAGTTCCTTGATAAGTTTTAAAACTTCACTTTTCAAGTAACGTGCTACCTTCGCGTCATTTCCAGGCTCCTTTGCCATTTCCAAAACTTTATGACCATAGTTCATGTTCATAAGGCCTTCATATATTGCTGTTGGATAGGCATTAGGTGCACTTGGTTGTGACACAATGTCGACAGTGATTATTTCAAATTCACTGACTTGTCCTGAGTTCTCGCCAACGTTTCCGCTACCGCGACTCGAAACCCCTAGTTTTACTCCAGATTCTAACATAGTTTTAACTAGTTTACCCATTGGAGTAGGTAATATTTTTAACTTACCACAACCATTTGGACCGTCCATCCACATATTTTCAATTAAATGTGAAACACGATCAAGGTTAATTTTTAAATCATCTGGGTGATCAACTTCACCTAGAACACTATATCCTCCAGAGATTTGTTCGTTAAGTGTATTAACTGCAACTTCAATCTCATTTACTGGATAAACACGTTCATTGGCGTTTTTAACACCACCCTGGATACAAATCCCTTTCATAAAGAGATCTTTACCTTCGTTTGTACTTTCAACAATTATATTAGCATCGTTGAAGTTTAAATCTTCTTTTAGATATAAAGACATATCTTATTGTCCTTTAAAATTATACTTTTTTAGGATCAGGTTCTGAACCCAGGCCTGCATCTGTATATTTTGGCGTAGCTGGTTGCTTTTCTTCACCACCTTGGGCTACATTTTTACCACTTGCGCCAGTTTTAACTTTTGCTGGATCATTTGACATTGGTGATTTCTTACCAGCGTCATCAGTACCATCTTTATTATCATCTTTAACAACTTTTGTATTAAGAGCTTCGTCTACTTGCTCTTCGTCTTTAGTTTCTTCAATTGCTTCTTCGGCAATCGCTTCGTCGGTTGTTTCGGCTGATTCAATTGTTTCTTCTGTTGCATCTTCTGTTGCATCTTCTGTAGATTCAGCTGGCATTTCTTCTTCTGCCGGTGCTTCTTCTTCAGCTGGTGCTTCATCTTCAACATCTGCTGACATTAATGCGTCAAATTCAGCCATTAATTCGTCTAGTTTATCTTCGACATCAACAACACGATCTTCAAGTTCTTCTACATCAGCTTCATCATCTTCGTCATCATCTTCTGCAACGCCTTCTTCTTCAGCTTCAATATCATCAATTAGATCATCAGCGGCATCACCACCAATTTCTACTTCTGTTGTAATTTCTTCGTCTTCGATATTTTCAGCTACTTCTTCAGTAGCTTCTTCTTTTACAGGTTCTTCAACAGCGTCTTCAGCCACTTCTTCAGTAGCTTCTTCAGCTACTTCTTCAGTAACTTCTTCTTTAGCTTCTTCTTTAGCTTCTTCAACTGGAGTTTCTTCTGCCATTAGTTCTTCATAGATATCACGTGATTTTTCGACAACAACTTCGTGAAAAAGATCACGAGCCTTGTCTTGCTCATCATTGATAATCATTTCAATTAGTTCTTCGAATTTATTCATGTTTACTCTCCGTAGGGGTTTTCGTAGTTTTATTTATAGTATGACAGGGGTATATAAGCGTTTTTCAAGGAAAAAAAGGCCTTTTTTGAGCCTTTACCTTAAAATGCGGGCGAAATTGCTTCTTCTGAGCCTGAACCATACATTTTTTGTATCTTTGCTAAACTAAGTTCTTTTTCATGTTTTCGTATATCATTCATTCGACGTAACTTATTAAGTTGCCGTAATGTCAACTTAGTTTTACGTAAATCACCTAGCTTAGGTTTACTTTGATCATCATTCTCATCTTGGTAACCAGGATACTTATTATACAGTTCTTGTAAAATCATATTATTATTTATCACCAAGATGCAGAACTAAATATTATCATGCTCCATAAAATTACTAATAAAATTGTCAAGTTAATACACGAAATTAGAGCTAGAAAAATTGCATTTGCAACACCTTTTGTAATATATGCTTTCTTTGTAGTTGATTGGATTTGGTTATTATCAGGTTTTATGTTTTATTGGGTAGCTAAGTCAATTTTCATTGCTACCTATCACGAATACCAGGTACATAAATGGATTAGACCTAAGTATAAATTTATTGAATTATTAGGATGGCTACTTACTGCAATATGGGAACAACAATCACCATATAATAAATGTCGTTTTCATTTTTTACATCATACCTTTGGCAATGATCCTAAAAAAGACCCCACACAGGCTAAAGTAGATCTTACTGAGAATGCACTCTTATATCACTTTGATTTGACACCGCATGCGTCATTAGAAAACTTACCGCCAATGCCCGATGACGAAGTAGATCCTACTCCAATGTTTGACTGGTTTAATAAACATTGGTATAAAGTGTTCTTTGCTACTATTTTAATATGGTTAATAACTTTACCTTTTTGGACATTTTTAGCATTCTTTATATTTCCAGTTTGGATTTGGGGGATTATCTATAGATATACAGATTGGTGGTGGCACAAATTAAATAATCCAGACCCGAACTGGATGGTATTGTTAATAGGAACACATGCGTGGCATAACTATCACCACAAATATTCAAATTATGGAACAGATAAAAAAGTAAAAGAAGTATATCTTGGTCCTAAACCGTGGAAGTATTTTAACATAGATTTTTATATACAAAAATTACTATATAAACCTTACTAATCACTTAAATCACAATTAGTAAAATCAAAACAAATTCTGTGTAATAAACGATCTGTCATTCCTGGGAATTCCCATCTTTTATGTAATCCTAACCATTGTTCAAACATTGTAACATCACCATCTTCCCAATCATGATGATATATATACTTTTCTTGCAAAATATGATCTTTTAATAATTTAGTCAATGGTAAACTTTCTTCTTCTGTCATTCCAACAAAGTTTCGAAATTGTAAGAAGGGGAAAAATAACCCGGTTTGATTACCATTATTAGTATAAACTAATGGCGGTGTATAATATTCATTAAAATCCTGATCTTTACCAAATGAATATGTAGTATAAGATCCACGGCTAAATCCACAAACTAATTTAAGATCTTTAATTTCTTTTTTTATTTCTAAATCTAAATCTTCATAAGCCATAATATTATTTGTAAAGCTAGTACGAGATCCTTTTGACTGTTTAACTGCAAATAACCAAACAACCGGCATTCTATCAGGTGTTGCTGGTTTATTACAATGCCAATCTAATGCACTAACATGACCAAATAAACCAGGGCGGCCGTCTTCATCTAGAGCACCAGTAACTCTATTAATTTCATCATTTGAATTTTTAACCATCATTGATTTAATTAATGGATTACTAGCAACATCATGCTTTTCGATATTTCCAAACATTTTAGTTATTTTTCTTTCATCATCTAGTGTTAAATGATGTTGCCCGGATTGAACAATGACCGTATATTTGGCCAATAGTTTGCCCAACATATTAATATCTTTTTGTGTTGCTTTAAGTAAATTAAATTCTGGATCTAAAATGACTGTCCAACCATTATTATGCATGGAATACATAATTTAATTTATGATTGAAAATATTAGATAACTAGATTTCTTCGGTGCCTGGCTCTGCTCCGGGCATTGCTACAGCTTCACCTTCACCTTCACCTTCTTCGGGTGCTAAATCGCCAAATTCATCGCCAGCAGTCATGTCTGCATCAATATCACCAGGACTAACACCTACTGAGCGTAGATCTTTGCCTTCAAGATTTTCTGCTTCTGCTTCACCATTCTCTTCAGACCATAATTCTTGATTCTTTTGTATTTCTTCTGCAGTTAATCCTAAGAATCGTTCTAACGCGAAACGTTTACTAACATAAGGCATACCTTCTATTGTTGAAAATACATTTACTCGTTGGGTGTCTAATTCTGCTTGACGATAACTTGCAAAATTCTGTGGTGAATTAAATTTAATATTAAAAACTGAATTATCAATATTAAATCCTCTAAAACGTAAAAACATTTTAAATTCATCGTTAAGTTTCTGCGATATTTGATTTTGCATACGTTGACAATATTGATTAAATCGATATTCTTGTATAAGTGCTGTACCTACTCTACCATCATTTATTGATGTCATAGACTCGTCTGGGCCAGTTGGCAAATAACTACTAGGTACACGTAATCCACGACTTAATTTATTATTAAAATACCGTAAATCATCTATTTCACCTAAATTCTGACCACCGGGTAAGGTTTCTACAGAAGATCCTCTACCATCTGCAGTTTGAGGAAAGAAATAGTCTTCATTCATTGATAATGGATTATATGTAGCATCAAGTAATGCAGTACCACCAGTTGTTGTTGGAATGCGTCTCTGATGGATTTCATTTTTAATACGTTCTACAAACGCCATGGCCATATGACTTGGCATATTACCTACATCAATTTTAAAAATTCTACGTTCTGGGGCACGTTGCACACGATAAATCAATATAGCATCTTCTAATAGTTCTTTTTGTTTAAAAACCTTGTAAATATTCTCTAATATTGATTGTCCAAATGGCCATTTCCAGTCTAATCCTTCACTTAAAGAAAGATGACAAACATGTGCGGCATCAATACAACTCTCGTTCATTGCTGTAGCAAATCTACCACCTTGGTTATTCATAGCATTAGGTGCCGAATAACTTGGCGGTGCTGAATACCCACCTTGTGTTGGTGGATTAATTGTATCATCTTTAACAGTTTTAGCCGCGACTGTTAAATTTTCAAAATTAGGATTAATATCTCGAATAATATATTGTTCAGGTTTTTTACCTTCTGATTCGTTAACAATTATTCTAGATACTTTCATCATATCAACCCAAAATAATTCAAAAGTTTCTGGGTCACGTACAAAGACCTGATCTCCATACTTAATTGTATTGCGAAATAATTTAAAAGTACGTTGATCAAACTTATTAAGTTTATTCCAATGCTGTAATTGTTGTTTTATGATTTCAACTTCATGATCTGTAGGATTATCTGCAAATTCTATCTCAAATGCAGTACCATTTTGTTTATTTTGCTGAGTTGAAAATTCTGATATGATATCTAGACATGCATTAACTTCCGAATCCATATCCATTGCTTCATATTGATTATAACGTTCTACTCTGTTTGGGTGACCTGAATATACTTCAGGTAAAGAGCTTTGGTAATTACGAAAAGCAAAATCAGCCTTGCTTTGATCTGAGGTTATACCACTAACAGGGCTTAAACTACCGTCTGTTTGTCCTGATACTTTAAAATATTTTTTCCAAGAAGCCATTATTTGTCCTTTTTTGCTACTAATGAGTATTTATCGTAACTTATTAATAGTATTAGATTAAAATAATAACATGGTCTAAGATGTTTGTCAAGTCGATATTAATCAAACTAAGCTACTGAGCCGTGTATATTATGAAGGTTATTGTTAATTTCTTTTAATTGACGTAAATTTGCTTGATTACCATCTTGAATAAGAGCTACCATGTCTGCATATTCGACATTATTTGTATTTACGTTGGCGATACCGGCAGTTCCGGATGGTGTGGATAAATCACTAATTAAATTTTTGTTATTAACAGTTGATAAAACTGCCGCGTTTGGTTTTGGATCTGCTAATTCGCCCTTCCGTTTCTTCATTTCCTCAATTTGCGCCTTCCGATCCGCAATTTGTTTTTCCCTTTTGCCAATTGAAGTGAAAGGGACATAAAAATCTATGTCGCCACGGGCTCGTTCTAGCTCTAATGTTTTAACTTCTTCTTCTAATTCGCCCTGTGTTTTTTCAACCCACGGCATATTAGACAGGATCCAACGTGTGAAGTCAGATAACGCGAGTTGAAGTGTGAGAAGAGTGTTGCTTATGGACGTCGCCAGATCAGAGTTATAATTTGCTGTTAAGATTTGATTTCTCAAAATATCGATATTCTTTTTTTGCATTTCGATTATATCAGCGGCCGCACCTTCTTTGTTGGCTATGTCGAGTTGGTTACCAAGTGTTTCTAGCTTCTGAGTCGTGAATAATAACATATTATCTAATCCGGTAAAATTACCAAAAGTAGTAGAAAAAGCATCTGCGTCAAGTCTAGCAAGAGCTGTAAAATTTTCTA